CAGTATGTTTCGTTTCGTTGCCTTATTCATGATTAAGCCAAATTAATTCCTAATTCCTCTTTCCTAATTCCTAATTCCTAATTCCTAATTCAATAAAACAATGTAGGGTATAGCAAGCCCGAAGACCTCCGCATTTATCCACCGCCCCTTGTTGTCTATCGGGTAGACGAGAGCGTAGATGAGAGCGAGTATCACGGGAACACCCGGCATCGTAACCAGTCCCCACAATACGCAGAATACCGCAGCAAGACCAGCCGCCCACTTGTGCACCTTGCTGTCCTCACCCTTGTAGTGAGGTGCAGCAGCAACAAAGAGCAGTGCCGCGGGAGCGAGGAAGCCGAGGAACTGAAAATCTTCAGGAGCTCGCTCTATCATCGGTGGCATAAGGAGAGCTGCCGACAAGCCGACGCTAAGGCTGAACAGCCATGCACCGCCCTTGTAGGCATACTCGCTGATTACCTCCTGTCTGCCGTACTTCTTAGCCATCGCAAGCAGATAGCCAACCATGATGCAGAGGGATGCTAATGTCATCATCTCCATATCGCTATACCTCCATCTTTAGCTGTGCTGGATAGCCTGCCGTAACGTCATAGGCGAGCACTTTGTCTACGTCTGTCATATCGCTGACTTCCGCCTTATGGCTTGCCGTAACGTTAAAGCATTGAAGAGCGTACATTTCGAGGGCGGACAATAGCTGAATAGCCTTGTCGCAGTCTACCTCTAACTTCATCTCCCCGAGCCACAGGGTCGTGGTTTTGTTCCCTGCCGCCTTAGCGATAGTCGTGGAGTTCATCAGTCCGACACGTGTTGCCTTGTCGAGCCATACGACTGCGCCGTTGAGGGAGAAGCCGTTAACCTTGTCGCTTGTGTCATACTGCTCAATCTCTGCTATCTTCTGTTGTTTAGCTTGCGCCAACTTCTCCTCTGCCGTGGGCACAGGTTCAACGTACTCTTCATACCCTGCTGCAAGGAGCTGCTCCTCTGTCGGGTTACACACTACGCATCCGTTCAGTGTTATGGTGTCGGATGCAAAGACACCGTTCTTAATCCATTGTTTGTTCATTTTATTTATCCTTTCCTAAAAAGTCAACGCCCGTGTCTGAACGCCAAAATCTCTTGTTCACCTTGTCATAAAGTCCATATATTCCATTCTTCTTCGCAGGAACGAAGTCACGTTCTAATACTCCGTTGTTCCAACACTTGATACCATAGATATGAAAGGTTGATGACTTATAATTATTTTCCTGATTTCTACATATTTCGAGTGGCACGGTTCCAGCCAATGTTCTGTTTCTACCAAGATAAAAGGCTCCGCATCGCATAAATGTGCTGTTCAGCTCAAAGGTGTACACTTTTTCCTCGTCAAGATTAAATACGAGCGGGTTTTCTTCTGGCCAAAATAAGTTGTTATACATCTGAAATTGCATCCTCTGGTTTGAGTCTCCACCATTTGCAATCAGAAATGAGGACTTGTCATCGTTTCCGCACACCAATACAGATGTGAAGCCAGAAGGATTAACAGCATCCGTAAACTTTGCTATAGCCACAAGCCTCGCGTCCTTGCCAGGAATCCAGTCAGATGTAAAAGCCATGCCTGTCTTGGCTATAACACATTCCACATTCAACGTGGAGCGATTTATCATCTGCCTTCTTCTCATTCCTCTCATGCCGCCCTCCTTTCTGCCATTACTGACGTAAAGAGCTGCAGGAGTGATATTCTACGGCTTACCCCCCCGAGAACTTTGCTCCGTTCGGTGAGGTGTAGAACTTGCCGCCTACCTTGTCGTACATACCTATCATGCCATCAGATTTGCGCTTGACGGGGATTAGCTTCATTATGTATTTGCCGTTCTCCTTGATGTTGAAATAATAGACGTTACCATAAGAATTGTAACTGTCAACGAAGACGGTTATCGGGGCATCACCTCCGATATTCATTATGCTCCCGATTTTCTTGCCTGTGTACACATCTTCAATCTGTCCGCTCCGAATTATAATGCTGTATATTCCATCTTGCAACGTAACGGCATTAGAGCCTAAGT